ACCGGAATAAGTTGTACTAGATAAGTCATTTTACAGGAGTAGGAGAGAACTTCTCCGAAGATAAGAAAGTAGAAATGATGATCCAAATGGAGGAGAACGGGATGGAAGTGGATTGGTCCGCTTTAGAGGAGGAACAAGTAGTTTTTCCTTACGAAATCCAAGAAGCTTTTCAAGTTTGGAGTTATTTGACAGACCAATGGGATGGTATGAGTGGTACATATTTTGGCAAACAAATGGCCGGAATAAAAGATGTTATGGAGTTACTTGAAGTAAGTAACCAAAAAGAAATATTCAAGCTGGTAAAGATTATTGACGGCAAGTACGCAAAACACGTTAATAAGAAAAAGAAACAGCAGACGGGGCCTAAAAAGGCTTAGTGAGAGAATAGTATGGCAGGAAAGTACGATAAAGAAATTAAGATTAAAGTCACCGACGGTGGTCAGCTAAAGCGGACCACNCTTAATAAAGCAGTAAATAATACTACTAAGTCCTCTAGCAACTTTGATAGAAATATGAAAGGTAATGCTAGGATGTCTTCTAACGCCTCGAAAAACTTCTCTAAACAAGCACAAGGCATGCAAGGCGTGCTGGTTCCTGCTTACGCAGAAGTCGCAGCACGTGTATTTGCGTTAAGTGCTGCCTTTAATGCTCTATCTAAAGCTGCAGATTACCGTATGATGTTAGCGGGGCAAACACGATTTGCCCAAATGACTGGAAAAAATATGGGTCTAGTAGCTAAGAGTGTACAGAAAGCTTCTAAATACATGCTAGATTTCAAAGAAGCATCAACTTCTGCAGCTCTAGCTTCTACAGCAGGGCTAGCTACTAAGCAAATCGTTCAAATGACAAAATCGGCTTTAGACTCATCAGTAGCTCTAGGACGTAGTATGACAGATACTATGGATCGTTTGACTCGTGGTATCGTTAAAGCAGAGCCTGAGATACTAGATGAAATCGGTGTTATTATTAGACTAGACACTGTTTATAAGGACTTTGCTAAGACTGTAAATAAAACTACCTCAGAATTATCGGAAAGTGAAAAGCTAATGGCTAGGTATACTGCCATTATAGGACAACTAGGGGATAAGTTCGGGGGTATTGCGGACAGTGCAAAAGCCAATGTATTCCAACAACTATCAGCTACAGTAATGGATCTTGTAAATAAGTTTTCTACTAAAGTTCTACCTATGTTCGACCCTTTATTAGATTTTCTAGCAAGTTCTAAGATTATTATATCAGCCCTTATAGCACTTATTCTAAAAGGGTTGATAGGGAAGATGTTCCCTGCCTTGGGAATGGTAGGTAAAAAAATAGCTGCTATGCCTACGAAGATGGCAGAAGGGGTAGACAGGTTAGGAAAGGCTACAAAAAGAACTGCTAAGCATCTATCTACCTTACAGAAGGCCCAACAAAAGATTATAAAAGCACCTAGTATGTTTAAAGACCTTATTGAAAAAGGTACTAAAGGTAAGAGGAGTGCTAATCTAATAGATATAATGTCTAGTGATATAACTAGCAAAAAATCCAAAACACGCCTAGCTAATAGTATGCGGGCTACTATTGCTTACGCTCGTGCCCAAATAGCCAGAGATCTTAAGAAGGGAGGCAAGGGAATAGTAACAGGCGGTCTATTAGCAGGGATGGATAGAGAACAGGTAGGTGATTTTGCTAAAAGTTGGGAGCCACTAAGAAAATCTATGGTAGGCACCAGCAAGGCTATGCTACTAGTTAACAGAGCATCGTTAGGGGCTTCTTCAGCTATTACTACTCTTTCTCTTAAAATACAGACATTACAGATAGCCATTGTAAAGACTGCGGTTACTTTTGGAAACTTTATATTAAAGTTAAATACCTCTTATAGTTCTTTAGGCTTCTTCCAAGGTTTTAAAAAGAACTTTAGAGATATAAATAGAAGTTGGAGAGTAGCCGAAAAAGGAGCCAAGGGATTTGGTAAAGTACTTTTAGGGGTTGGCAAAACTTTTACCCATTTTTCCAATGTGGCAGTAGGGGCTATACACGCAATAGGAGCAGCTTTTAGTGCCCTAATGAAAATATTTATGGTTTACTCTATGGTAAGCATGCTGGGTAGTATCCTAACTGGTATAAAAGATGTATACGGAAAAGCAACAGAAGCTGCTAATAATCTTTCAGATACTTTAAAGGAAACTCTTCAAACAGCGGTTAATAAAGACTACAATATTAGTTTTGATAATTTAGCGGCTAGCTTTGCACAATCATTAAAAAATTCAGAATTTAAGGCGAATTTATCAGAGCAAATTAGTCAAGCATTGTCTGAGACAATTTCCTCTCTTAAAGGGGACTTTGCATCGGATATTCCAGGGGCTATATCGGACTGGGTTAAAGATAAGGTTAACTACGGGTATGATGACGCTCTACAAGATGCAGCTGATTTAGCCTTCCAAAATAGAGATAGTAGAGGACTAACAGCACCAGTGGAAGCGATGCAGTCTGATATTAATCAATTCATACTGAAGCACCCTTACTTCGGTGAAGATACCGCAGATAGAACAAAAGAGCTGATGACAGCTCTTAGAGATTCTAAATCTGTAGAAGATTTTAAGGCTCTTACCAAGTATTTATCAGATGAAGGCAAAACTGATTTAATGACTAAACTTCTGGAGACTTTTACTAGAGTAGAAGCCAAAGAAGCCGTTGATTTTAGAAAATCTGCCAATAGTGTTAAGGAGCTTTCCGATGAGTGGATTAAGTATAGTAAGGCACGAGCAGAATTTTCTAACAAACTAGTAGCAGACACAAGCTATAAAGAGATGGCTACTAGTCAGAAAAAGATTATAAACTTATTCAAGAGCGATACTGACACTATAGCTAAGATTGCCAGAATAAATTACCTGAACAAAATAGGATTATTAGATGATGCAGACGCAGTAGATGCTAAGTATTTCAAGAAAGAGGCGGCTAGAATTCTAGAGAAAGAAACTTTATTGGCTAAAAATAAAGGTATAATGGGTACCGATTTAGTGGCAGCGGAAGAAAAGAATATTCAGCAGCAGAAGGCGAATTTAAAGAAAGTAGGGGACCGTATATACGATGCTATGTTCGAGGGTAAGAATATCACATCAGTTATAGTAAAACAGTTTGGTCAGAATGCTATCAAGATTAATAATGAACTTATTCTTCAAGCAACTAAACTTAATGATTTAGAAGCTAAAAATGTACAATTAAAAAAATTAGGTAATTCTTCTCTAGAGGCTCAAGCTCTTATCAGGCAGTCTATTATGAGGGAAGAGCTTAAGAATATGACGGATAGCTTGATTACGGGAGTGACGGATGGAACCTTAAAAGGAGCCGAGCTACAAGCTACTACAGCAGCTATTGGCTTATTCGCCGAGAAGATAGCTGATGCTGGGGTATCCGCGGTAAAATTAGGCAAACATCTGGCTAAGGTTAATGGTACTACGTACACAATGTCCCAGCATATAAAAGATATGAGGAAGGATTTCAGGGCATCAAAAACTGATATAGATAACTGGGAGCTGGTAACTGTAACAGCGTCTTTCAACAAAATTAAAAATGATACTTTACATATAGCTGAGAATACTAGAGATACTTTTAAAGAACAAGATAAGATAGCTGCTGTTTTATCACAGCTCCAAGAAGCACGTAATAAAGGATTAATAAAGTCAGATAAGAGCCTAAAGGATTATGCTAAATTAGCTAAACTGGCGTATACTAAAGAAGGACAACTATTAGTTAGTAAGAAGGCGAATTTAGAGGACGAGTTATTCATTCTAAATAACTCTGACGATCACTTTGGTAAGCAACAGGTCCTATTAGACACAGAGAGAAGCCTACTACTACTAAAGAGAAAAGTAACGGATGAGGCACTTGGAGCAACTAGATCAGAGGTAGCAGCTTTAATGCTAGGTGTTGCAATTAAGGAGACCCAGGATGAGCTAACTAAAGCTAAATTAGATGAAGAAGTTAGTTGGCTAGCTAATAGTATGGCGGAAACTGCTAGTACTTTTGGGTTAGCTCTAACTTCAGTATTAACTGACTTACTACTGGATAGAGATCCCGAAACAGATTGGGAAACAGCACTACGTGAAGGGTTAGCCAGAAGTGCTGCTACAATGCTGTCCACAGTAGTAACTGATGGAATCTTCGGCGGAAAAGGCAAGAGCTTCTTTAACTTCGGATCTAAAGAAGGGGAAGATGATCGTGCAGGCTTACTACACCAAATACTGAAAGGTTGGTTTGGAGTAGAGGATGCAATATTAAATGTTATATTACCACAAACCCAGGTATCTATACTACAAGGTATATTAGCTGAATTAAAGAAACAGACTCCTCAGATATTTAATTCATCTACATCTTTAAATGAAGCAACATCAGCCCGCCAGAAATTTTCAGAGAAGTGGGAAGGATCAGCTGCAGTGGCTCATGCTGATGCCGTATCTCAAGTAAAAGATGCATCGGGTAAGATTACAACAGAGTATACACCAGAAGTATTAGCAGTAGACGCGTTAGCAGGGCAGAAAGAGCTTTACGAAAAACTTATGAAAGACGGATTAGATACGTATAAGGGTGCGGCTGTAGTAGATAAAACTACTTTAATTAATGCACTGATGGCCGCGTGGAGATCGACTACTAAAGATATTAATACCGTGACAGAAGCAGCAGCTACTAAAGATATAGCACAGCAGCTAAAGGGTATGGGTACTTCTAAATTTATGTCTGAGGAAGCCAATAAATGGTTTGTTGGATTGAATTCAGATTTACTTAAGTTCGTAAATGCATACAGAGAAACCATGGGCCAGGACCCCAAATTCAACCAGTTTGGAGAACAGCTGAATGACAACCAGACAGCATTAGAGACTTTAATATCCGAGATGGCCAAGGTCCGATGGGATATATTTGCTAAAGCTACTGAAAATCTTACCAAGTCATTTGTTGAAGGAAGAGAGCCGAAGCCTAGCACAGCAACTGGTTTGGATGCATCTGGTAATCCTACCGGCTACGATAAAGGTGCTCAGCCAGGATTTAGAATGTATATACCTGGTTTTACTGAAGCAGTAGGAGAGTCCATGAAGAAGGGAATGGATGCTCTGACCCAGGCCTTAGGATCTGAGGGTAAAATAAAAATTCAAGACTTCAATGGTGCTTCATTAAGTGAGGCCTCTGATTTAATAAAGAACACATTTAAAGGCATTGAGTTAGCAACAGCATCTAAGGATATTCATACTGCATTCTCAGGGAGCTCGTTTAAAGTAACTGAACAGAATAAACTACTAACTGTAGCAGCTAACCATATAATTGCTTCATTTTCAGGGAATGCGCTTAATGTAAATGTAATGAATCCTGATGCATTTAAATTAACCCCAAGCACATCAGTATCAGCACAAGATGCTATGGAATACACTGAGCGTGTTAAACAGAGTAAACTACTTAATGAAATTTCAACCGCACTCAAATCTCATTCTGAAGGTAGTACAATATCTAAAGCAAGTATAGAAGAATTAAGCAAAGCTGTTAGCGCAAGCGTAGCTAGCATCTTTGAAAGGAACCTTATAGACCCTGCGGCTACCATAGGTGCAGTAAATAGTAGTAATTTATCTATGACTAGAGCTGATATAGCTGAGCCTACGGACGATACGGACAATCCGGGCATGCTTGACTGGGCGGGGCATATTGCTAAAGGAATGAAACCTTCAGTAACTAGGATACTTACCGCTGTTAATACACATGTGGTTAATGCTTTTAAGCTTCTAGATGCGATGGCAATAAAAACTTTAGATGAGTTAGATACTTTGATATCTTTTGAGGTAGGAGCACCTTTACAGTTCGCAGCAGAGGATATTAGTCACTTTGTAGATGTACTTGATAATAAAATTGTACCTGTACTGACTAAACTAGACCCGGCATTAGATAAACTGCCAGAGTTAATGAAAGAAATGACTACTACTTTGAAAGCTGTTAATGACTGGATAGGTCCAGATGATGACACACCTGATAGTAGCTATCTTGATAATATCGGAGATTTCTTTAGTACTAAACCAGATATTTCAGAGGATACAGCCTATCGCCTAAGCGGTTCTGGGCGCTATGAGGATTTAAGTGATAAAAAGAAAGCAGCTCTAGAGAATATATCTTCAAGAAATTGGAAATTGCAAACTGATGCGGATTTAGGGGCTGAGGGATGGACAGCAATACCTGGTTTAAAAAATTCTTTTATGGATGGATTTAAGACAATGGAAGGTGCTCAGTTAACTTTTGCCCATGCTCTACTAAATTCTATTGAGATGTTACCAGAAAACTCTGCTTTCTTGGATGATCCGGACTTCTTTCTAGGAAAGAACAGAGGTCAGGAGATTAAGTTTCTTAAAGAAGCAAAGAACTCTAAGAATAATCTGAATGGGTTTAATGAAGGCGCTACAGGTACAGTATACATTTCAGCTTTGGCAGAGATGATAAAGACTCTAATTCATGAGAAGAACCATTCTGATACCACAGGACAGCACTTCGGAGAAGAGAATCACTCTAGTTACAGTGACAATACTCAGTGGGATAAATGGTTTACTGAAAACAAGAATATGTATAAGGGGCTGGCAGAAAAGGTACCTACTATAAGGACTAATAGTTCAGGGGAGCTTGAAGAAACTAAAAATATACACCATAAAAGAAATGTTAATACTGCAAGACTGTACCCAATGGGTCAGATAGTTGAGGAAATATTGGTAAGAACCAAAACTGCCCTAGCATCACTACCTTCAGGTACTAAAGCAGAAGACGTAATATCTAAAGACGTATGGGGCATACTTACTGATAAATTTAAAGAAGTACTTTCGTCTTTAGAGACTAAGATAAATTTGGTAGAGGGAGGCCTTCAACAGAGGTTTGCCGTACTAATGAATGTATCAGAACCAGGGCCAGGGATGGGTCATCTTAAAAATAAAACCTTATACCACGACCCGAAGTCTTCAGATCGTGGCACTTACTTTAAGCCCGGTGAAAAAATTCCAAAAGATTGGGAAAAAGGAATAAATAAGAGCGAGGGATATCTAAAGAAACAGGCTGAGAGTCAACTGAAAGCACAGCAAAAAATAGCAGAAGATGAAGCAAATTGGAACAAATGGCATCAAGAGAAAAAGCAAAAAATTCTCGACAAAGAGATAAGAATACAAGAATACAAGGCACAGCAAGATGCTGAATATGAAAAGAATAGAGCGATAGCAAAGGCTAACGAAGCAGCAGATGAAAAAGCTAGGAAGGCTCAGTTAAGGGTGAAGATGGGGAAAGGTGTTGGAGGAGTTGCACTAGCTTATATTGCTCTACAGTACGTTATAAATAAGCTAACGAAGTATTATGAAGACATATTCGCTACTCAGGCAATGAAAGACGCCTATAGAGAGGGCGATATAGAACACATTAGGCTTTACAATAGGATGCCAAATGAGGGATTCGGGAGACAAGAGGGAGAGTACGAAGCACTACAGAAAGAGTTTGATAGTGGGGCATTTTCAGATGACCTAAGTATTATTAAACAAGATATAATGGCTACTAAAGGTGAACTTGAGTCTTTGTCTGCTCCAGAAATATACTGGAATATGGGACTAGAAATTGGTAGAAGTATATTAGAATTTTTTGATCTAAATACCCCCTCTACTAGTAATACTATAGATGATATGAAAGCGGATCCTACTCATCAGTATATTAACATGCTTGAAGCGAGTCTCAATAATCAATATCTAACCTTAGCAGACATAGCAGAGAATACTAGAAAGACTGAAACAGACATATTAGCAACACAAGCTTTAGCAAGCGCTGGGTCGACAGACGGTGTACTAGACATTAATATGACAAATGTTAATGAGATACGTCCGACTGTTGTAACTCTAGACCAGAAGGGCCAACCTATAATTACAGAAAACCCTACAGGTGACTATACGACTGAAAATATGAGTTTGGATATTAGAACTTCTCTAAAGAATAATCTACATTCTCAGATAATGAATGATAACCTTAATGTTAAGTCTCTAATAGTAAGTTCTTTGAGTACTGTAAGTTCTAACTTAATGTCTTCGGCTTTAGGTAGTATATTTGGTCTAGCAAATGGTGGTGTTCTTTCAGGAGGCTTTAAAGCTTTCGCAAGCGGGGGCACCGTTACTAAACCTACACTAGGTTTAGTTGGAGAAGGTAAATACAACGAAGCGATAGTACCGCTACCTGATGGAAAGTCAATCCCAGTAATAGGAGCAACAGGTAGTACAGAAAATAATATTACAGTTAATGTTACAATTGACAGTGATGGAAATGCTAAATCTAATACTAGTTCTGGAATGGATGGAGATACCGCTAAACAACTTGGTTACATGGTTTCACAAGCAGTACAAGCGGAACTAGTAGATCAGAAACGACCTGGAGGACTACTTAGTAGATACTAATTATGGCAAATTTTAATATAGATGTAAACATAACCCCAGATAGGGGGCTCAAAGCGGACCAACAGCCTAGAGTTTTGGTAGCTGCTTACGGTGACGGATACGAGCAGCGAGTAGCTGCTGGTATAAATAACTTACCGGAGTCATGGAGCTTAACTTGGAAAAATAGAACATCTGCAGAAGCTAACAAGATTGTAGACTTTCTTGAAACTCAAGGAGGAGTAACTGCATTTGATTGGTACCCTACTGGGTATGAAGTAAGTAGTACTACAACATATGTATCAGCTTCTGAGTTGGTTGATGATACTCAATTTTTCACTGCTAGATACTTAAATACTACAATTACGAATCACGATGCCAGCCCGGCAGTAACTAGTACTGTAACGGAGGTACTTAATCCTACTACTCTAACATTAGCAGCGAGTATATTTTCGGCGATTGGTCAAGCTTATACTATTTATCCGTATAAGAAGTATACTTGCGCAAAGTGGAGTTCTCAAGAAACTTTGTCAGGTATTAGAACCGTAACAGCAACATTTACAAGGGTATTTGAACCATGAGTGATAAAATTACAGCAGATATACACGGCTTTGAGCCGGGGGCAATTATTGAGTTATTTGAACTTGATTTATCTGCAGGTATTGCACCTTTAACCGAGCCAATCCTTAGATGGCACTCTGGTATAAATGAGAATATGCAAGAAGTCGTATGGCAGGGTAATAGATATTCAGCTATGCCCATTGAAGCCGAAGGTTTTGAGTTTTCTGGTATGGGATCGATACCTAGACCTACAGTTACTGTAGCTAATATTACTTCTATTTTATCTAGCGTTATTAATAGTTATGATGATTTAGTTGGTGCAAAGATTACAAGAAAGAAAACTTTCGCAAAGTATTTAGACTCTTATTGTTATACTAGTGGTTATCCAACCGCGGGGGCATGTACCGGAGAATCAGGGTCGGATCCAAGTCTGAGTAAATCAGACTGTTTAGACTGTAATAAAAACGGTTCTGTGGGTACTTGGACAGTATACAATAAAACTACTTGTGAAGCTGCAGCTGGACCAGGTATATGGTACACTTCTGCTATAGCCGATGATACTGCACATTTTCCAGAAGAGATTTGGTATGTAGATAGAAAAGCTGTAGAAACTAGGACTCATATTCAATTTGAATTAACTGCGGCACATGATATACACGGAGTTAAGCTACCTTCTAGAACGGTGGTAGCTAACTCATGCCCTTGGTTATACAAAGGAGTAGAGTGTGGGTATACTGGTAACGTTATAATACACGCAGATGGAGGTGCTGGAACAGCTACAGTTACCGCGGAAGCAGTTTCTTCAATTATATTATCCGCGACCGGGGCTGCGTATATAGAAGTTCCTACCGTACTTATAACTAGTGATACTGGTACGGGGGCTACAGCAACTGTTTCTATTAATGGTGGGGGAATTTCTACATTTACAGTAACAGCGGGAGGTTCTGGATATACTAATGTAGATGATATCGACGTAATAATAAGTGGGGGAGGTACTAGTAGTACCCCAGGGTCTTGGGATATTAATAATGCTGCGACTTCTGCCGCTAACGATATATGCTCCAAAACTTTTACAGCTTGTGAATTGAGGTTCCCTGAGCCTGCAGAGAGCCCTTTTGGAGGGTTTCCAGGAGCCGGTATTAATATGGGCTCTATTAGATGAATGAAAAAACCTTAGATGATTTTAGAAAACATGTAGAATCGGAGTACCCTAAAGAAGCCTGTGGGTTTATTATAGGGGTAGGCAAGAAAGAGAAGTACTTCCCCGCAAAAAATATAGCAGAATTTGCGGAAGAGTACTTTATAATAGATCCAGTAAGTTATGCGGATGCAGAAGATACAGGAGTTATTATAGGGATTTGCCATTCTCACCCTAACGAAACTTGCAAGCCCTCCGAAGCAGATAAAGTTTCCTGTGAAACCTCTAATAAGCCTTGGCATATTCTAAGCTGGCCAGGTAACAGATTACATAGTTGGGAGCCCTCAGGGTACGAAGCGCCAATAGTAGGCAGACAATTTAGTTATGGAACTTTAGATTGTTGTACATTAATTAGAGATTATTACAAAAAAGAGCTAAATATCGATTTTGAATGTTTCAGTGGTCAAGACGGCTGGTGGGATAAAGGTGAGAACCGATATTTAGAAAACTATGAAGAGCAGGGTTTTGTTAAGATACTTGATGAAAATAACATTAGAAAATATGATGTCTTTTTAATAAAATTAGTTTCATCTGTACCAAACCATGCCGCAGTTTTTATTGGAAACGATAAAATTTTACATCATGTACACGGTAGACTATCTAATAGAGAACTATATGGGGGATATTGGAGAAAACATACCACGCACCATTTAAGGCACAAATCATTATGTTGAAGAAAGTAACACTTTACGGAGAATTAGCAGAGAAATATGGTAAGGAGTGGTCCTTAGATATAGACTCGCCTGCAGAGGCTTTCAAAGCACTTGACGTTAATAATGTAGGGTTTAGACAATTTATTACTTCTTCGGGGGAACGAGGTGTTGGGTATAAAGTAATAGTAGGAAATTCTTATGTTGAGGACTATTCTGAGCTAGGGCATCCTTCGGGACGCCAAGAAATCAAAATAATACCTGTAGTAATAGGAGCAGGTAGAGATGGTAAAGCTATAGGTATGATATTGTTAGGGGCTTTACTCATATGGCAGCCTTGG